GGCGTCGCCCTGGTGGGTCTGGAACCCGGCACTTTGCAGATTCTGGAGCCGGGTGAGGACGTCAAATTCTCGCAGCCAGCCGACGTCGGTGCGTCCTACGGCGAGTTCCTGCGCATGCAGTTCCGGGCCGTGGCCGCCGCCATGGGCGTGACCTATGAGCAGTTGACCGGCGACCTCACCCAGGTCAATTACTCCTCGATCCGGGCCGGGCTCCTCGAGTTTCGCCGCCGCTGCGAGGCCATCCAGCACGGCGTGATCGTGCATCAGTTATGCCGGCCGATCTGGTCGGCTTGGATGGAGCAGGCGGTGCTGTCGGGCGCGCTGAAATTGCCCGGCTATGCGAAACGTCGGCGTGAATATCTGGCCTGCAAATGGATCCCGCAGGGCTGGCAGTGGGTCGATCCGCAGAAGGAATTCAATGCCATGGTCACCGCCATCCGCGCCGGGCTGCTGTCCCGCTCGGAGGCGATTTCCTCCTTCGGCTACGACGCCGAGGACATCGATCGGGAGATTGCGGCGGACAACGCACGGGCGGATGCCTTGGGTCTGGTGTTCGAGTCCGACCCCCGGCACGACCAGCCCACCGCCGTCATGCCCGCCAGGAATACACCGGCAGAAGCTACACCTGCCGATCCGGCGACCGATCCGACTTCCCTGATCTGAAAGGTCCATCCCATGCTCTATCCGCACTTGGCGGGACGCCTCTTTGGCGTGCCGCTGCTGATCCATCGTACCAAGCTGGACGTGATTCTCTCGGTTATGGCTCCCCGGCTCGGTCTGGACGGCACGCTGCCACAAGCGGCGCTGCCTTCCTCCCGGCCAGTCGCCTCGCCCACACCGGGTATCGCCATCCTGCCTATCCACGGTTCCCTGGTGCGCCGCACCCTGGGGATGGAGGCGGAATCGGGGCTACTGAGTTACCAGGCGATTCAAATCGGACTGGCAGCAGCGCTTGCCGATCCGTCCGTTGCCGGCATTCTGCTCGATGTGGATTCGCCGGGCGGCGAAGCCGGCGGCGTGTTCGACCTAGCCGACCGTATTGCAGCGGCGGCCAAGGTGAAACCCGTCTGGGCCATCGCCAACGAGTCCGCCTTCTCGGCGGCCTATGCCTTGGCCAGCGCGGCCTCGCGTCTGGTAGTCACGCGCACGGCGGGCATCGGCTCGGTGGGCGTGATCGCGATGCACATCGACCAGTCCGGCCTGGATGCGAAGGCGGGGCTGCAGTACACGCCGATCATCGCTGGCGCCCACAAGAACGACCTCTCGCCGCATACCGCCATCACCGATGAGGCACGCGCCATGTTGCAGGCTGAAGTGGACCGGCTCTATGGCCTCTTCATCGACACGGTGGTAAGCCACGGACGCCTGACTGCGGATGCCCTGCGCGCCACCGAGGCGGGCCTCTACTTTGGCGACGCCGCCGTGACGGCTGGACTGGCCGATGCCGTGGCCACCTTCGACGACACCCTGGCCGAGATGGCCGATTTCCTCACCCCTCGAACCGTGCAGCGCCTTGCAAGCGCGCGGGCCGAGGCATTCGCTTCACCCCCGCCATCCACCGACAAGGAGATACACATGAATGGCCCCGTTTCTGACACCACTTCTGATTCCGGAATCCCTGCCAGCACTGTTGTTGACAGGACTCCTTCTGCAACAGTGGCTGAACCGACCGCCACCGCCCTGAGTTATGCCGATGCCGTCGAAGTGGCTGAACTCTGCCAACTGGCTGGCGTGCCCGAGCGCACCGCGAGCTACCTCTCGGCCCAGACCCCTGTGGCCAACGTGCGCCGCACATTGCTGGCGCTGCGCGCCGACGGTCCCGAGATCGCATCCCACCTGACCCCTGAAGCCATGGCCGCGAAGCCGGAAGCCCTCAAGGACAACCCCCTCATCGCCCAGGCACGCGCTCGTGCCGGAAAGGACTGACCCATGCCGACCAAACCTGTATTCACCGAAGGCCTCAACCTGGGGGACCTCCTCAAGTACGAAGCCCCCAATCTGTATTCCCGCGACCAGGTCACCGTCGCCGCCGGCCAGGTCCTGGCTCTCGGCGCGGTCGTCGGTGTGATCACCGCCAGCTCCAAGGTCAAAGTAGTGGATCCCTCTGCTACCGATGGTTCCGAGGTCGCCGCTGGCGTCCTGATCCAGGCGGTGAACGCCAACCTGGCCGACCGGGATGACGGGCTCATCGTCGCCCGCCACGCCATCGTCGCTGACCACGCTCTGGTCTGGCCCACGGGCATCACCGTGGCCGAGAAAAAATCCGCCATCGCCCAACTCAAGGCGCTGGGCATCCTCGTTCGCAAAGGAATCTGACCATGCCCATGAACAATCCCTTCGACAACCCCGCGTTCTCCATGTCGGCGCTGTCCACCGCCATCAACATCCTGCCCAACAACTATGGGCTGATGGACCAGATGAATTTGTTTCCGGCCAAGCCAGTGCGTTTCCGCCAGATCGCCATCGAGGAGAAGAACGGCGTCCTGAGCCTGTTGCCGACGCTGCCGGTGGGCTCGCCTGGTACGGTGGGCGTGCGCGGCAAACGCAAGCTGCGTTCCTTCGCCATCCCCCATATCCCGCACGAGGACGTAGTGCTGCCGGAAGAAGTACAGGGCATCCGCGCCTTCGGCATGGAATCCGAGTTGCAGTCCATCTCCAACGTCATGGTCGAGCATCTGCAAACCATGCGGAACAAGCACGCCATCACCCTGGAACATCTGCGCATGGGCGCCTTGAAGGGCGTAATCCTGGATTCGGATGGTTCGATGCTCTACGACCTCTATGACGAATTCCAGATCACGCCGAAGGTGGTGGACTTCAAGTTCAGCAACACCGACCTGGACGTGAAGAAGGTTTGTCTGGGGATCAAGCGCTATGTCTCCAAGAATCTGCAGGGCGAGTTCATGACCGGCATCCACTGCCTGGTCTCGTCCAGCTTCTTCGACGCGTTGACCGGACATGACAATGTGAAGGAGGCCTACAAGGACTGGCAGACCGGACTGGCGCTGCGTTCTGACTTGCGCACGGGATTCACCTTCGCCGGCATGACCTTCGAGGAATACTTCGGCGAGGCATCGGATGGCACCACCACGCGCAGCTTCATCGGTGAGGACGAGGGCCACGCCTTCCCCCTGGGTACGGTGGACACCTTCGCCACCTACTTCGCGCCGGCGGATTTCAACGAGACGGTGAACACGCTCGGCCAGCCGCTCTATGCCAAGCAGGAGCCGCGCAAGTTCGATCGCGGCACCGATCTGCACACGCAGAGCAATCCGCTGCCCATGTGCCACCGCCCCGGGCTGCTAGTGAAGCTCACGATGTCTTGAGCGCTTTCTGACGCTCCTTGGTGTAGCGGTACCAGGGCTGCGGCGGGTCGCCAGCCATGAAGCGAGTGGCGGCGATGAAGGTGTCGAGCAGGCACGGGTCGTAGTTGACCCCGTTCTGCCCGCACAACTGCTGAAACAGGACGTAGGGGTCTTGCCCCACAAGGTCCGTCGGTTGGTGGATGCCGACCTCGCGCAAATACCCGGCAACCGCCGGGCCGATGTTGGGGATGGCCTCCAGTACCAACGCGTCTGCCGCTGTCTTCGCTTTCTTCATGTTTTTGATCCTCCACCCCCTTCAGAACTGAGTGCAATGATAGCCATCGAATCCCTGTATGACGCGGCGGCCCGGTCCGGAATGCTGACCCGCGCTGCATTTGGAAGTACGGAGGTCATGGTCGACTTCCGTGCGCCCGATGAGGACGTGCTCGATGGCCTGGGTGTCTCGCGCAACTACAGCATCCGCTATCCCCTGAGCCGACTGCCGGCGCTTGCTGCCGGCGACACCCTGTGGATCTCCGGGCGCAGCTATCGCGTGCGGGAAATTACCGTGACGGGCGATGGCACCGAGGCCCGCGCCACACTGACTCGACTGTAAAACTGACCATGCCCAATTCGATCCGTGAGCAGATTCTGCAAGCGGTGACGGGACTTCTATTGCCCGTAGCAGCCGCAGAGGGTGCGCACCTTTTACGTTCGCCCTCGACCGGCATCCCACGCGAGCAGTCTCCGGCGCTCCTGGTGTTTCCCGAATCCGATGCCATCACCCAGCGCCCGAACGACCGCGTCGAGCGGCAGTTGGTCGTGCGCCTGGTAGCACTAGCGCGCGAAACCACAGGCGAAGCGCCGGAGACCATCGCCGACCGGCTGCTGGTGGCGGCACACGCGGCGCTGCTCGGTGGCGTGAACACCAACGCCAACTTCGGCGGCCTGTGTCTAGGCATCAAGGAACTGGATTGCGAGTGGGACGTGGAGGACGCCGATGCACTTGCTGCCGCCATTCCGGCTCGCTACCAGATCACCTATCGCACCTTGGCCCACGACCTTGCCAGCCAGGGATGAGCCATGCCCATCGTTGAACTTCTGAAACCCCACACCCACGCCGGTCGCGACTACCAGCCGCGTGACCGCATCGAACTCGATACGGTACTGGCCCGCTGGCTAGTGGATGCCGGTGTCGCGCTTCCGGTCCTGGTTGGTGATGCGAACAGATCACCGCACACCCGTCGAAGGGTGTCATCCATCCGCACGCCACCGCCTATTACCCCAACCCATCCATCCGAGGAGACCGCTTCATGAGTACCTATGCATCCTTCCAGGGTCGCGTCTATCTGGGCAAGCGTGACGTCGCCGGCAATCCGGTCGAAGTCCGTTCGCCCGGCAACGTGGCGGAATTGAAACTCGCCCTCAAGACCGAGGTGCTGGAGCACTACGAGTCGCAATCCGGCCAGCGCTCGCTCGATCACCGCATGGTGAAGTCCAAGTCAGCCAGCGTGAACCTCACCATCGAGGAATTCACCCCAGAAAATCTGGCTCTCGCCCTGTACGGCACTTCCGTCCTGGGCAGCAGCGGCACTGTCACCGACGAACCAGTGGGTGGCGCGGCACCAGTGATTGGCGACCGCTACTTCCTGGCCCACCCCAAGGTATCCACCCTGGTGGTGCAGGACAGCGCAGCCACGCCCGCGACCCTGACCCTGGGCACGCATTACACGGCGGATACCGATTTCGGTGCCGTCCAGTTTCTGGACATCACCGGCCTGACCGCTCCCTTCAAGGCCAGCTACGCCTTCGGGGTAGTGACCGAGATCGGCCTCTTCACGCAGCCTCTGCCGGAACGCTTCCTTCGTCTCGAAGGCGTGAACACGGCGGCGGGCAATGCCCGGGTGCTGGTCGAACTCTATCGAGTGGCGTTCGACCCGCTGAAAGAGTTGGCGTTGATCTCCAACGACTACAACAAGTTCGAACTGGAGGGCTCGCTGCTGGCGGATGCCTCGAAACCCTACGACGCGGTGCTTGGCCAGTTCGGCAAGATCGTTCAGATCGGGTGACCACCATGAGCCTGGAAACCTTTGTGCCCGAGCCGGTCATCGTCGAGATTGCCGGCGAGACGTTGGCGATCGCCCCCTTGAAGGTAGGCGAATTGCCGACCTTCATACGCGCCATCCGCCCCTTCGCCCAGCATCTGACCCAGGACGTGGACTGGCTCGTCCTGTTCGGTGAGCGCGGAGAGGATCTGGTTTCCGCGCTGGCGGTGGCCATCCGCAAGCCGCGCGAGTGGGTGGCGGCGCGGGAACTGGATGAGGCGATTCGTTTGAGCGAGGCGGTGTTCGAGGTCAATGCGGATTTTTTTATCCAGCGCCTGGCCCCGGTGCTGGCTCGGGTGGCGAGCCGGGTGGAGACGATTGGGGCGCGCTTCTCCAACGCCTCGTCAAACACGGGCACCACTACCCCGAAGTCCTGAACTACACGGTGGCTCAGGTGCGCGCGTTCAGCGAAGCGATCGAACGCAGCGAAAGCCTGGCACTCGCCGCCCAGTTCGCACTGCTGGTAACTGCTGCGCGTGGCGGCAACAGCGAAATCAAATCCCTCCTGCGTGAACTCAAGCCATGAAGTTGTCGCTGACCACCTCCGGCCTGCTCGACCCGAAGCGGCTCGATAGCTGGGTGCCGGAAAAGCGTCGAGCGATCCGCAAAGCCGTCGAGTCCGCCATGAAAACCACCGGCAAGGAAATGGCCGACGCCGCGCGCAGCCGAATGCAATCAGCGTTCAAGGTGAAGAGGGCAGGATTTTTGAAGTCGATGCGTGCGAAGGTCTATGCCGGCAGCCCGGAGCGGTTCCCGGCGCTCCTCATCGGCTCGAAGATTGCCTGGCTGGGTCTGCACATGAAGGGCGGCACCATCACCGGCAAGCGCGGCAAGCTGCTGATCCCGCTGTTGCCCGAGCACCAGCGAATCGGCCGCCGCGCCTTCAAGCGCGTCATCGACGGGCTGATGCGCGCCGGGAACGCCTTCTTCATCGAGCGCAACGGCAAGCTGATCTTGATGGCCGAGAACATCAAGGACAACACGGCCGAGTTACGCCGCTTCAAGCGCGCCGAACGCGATCGCACCGGTGCAAAAACCATCAAGCGAGGCCAGGAAATCCCGATTGCTGTGCTGCTGCCGAGCGTGACCCTGCGCGGTCGCTTCGATCTGCCCGGCATCGTGCGCGCGCAACTACCAAAGTTGGCAACGAACATCCTGCAACAACTGAACACTCATGGCCTCTGAACGCGCCCAGATCCTGATTGCTGCCATCGACCAGACCAAGCAGGCGTTCGCCTCGGTCAAGAGCGGCCTGGAGGGGATCACCACCGCAGCCAAATCAGTCAACGGCTTGCTGGCCGGGCTGGGCGCGGCGCTGTCGGTCGCGGGGTTGATGGCCGCTGGCAAGGCCGCGATCGATACCGCCGACGATCTCTCCAAACTGTCCCAGAAAACTGGCATCTCGGTCGAGTCGCTGTCACTCCTTAAGCCCATCGCCGAGCAATCCGGCATTTCGCTGGAAGGACTGGCCAAGGGCATGCAGAAGTTGGCGACCGCGATGGTCGAGGCGGCGGGTGGTTCCAAGGAGCAGCTTGAGGTCTTTAGTCGCCTCGGCGTTTCGGTCAAAGGTGCCGCCGGGCAGATTCGTCCGACCGAAGCGGTGCTGCTCGATCTGGCTGACGCCTTCTCCGTCATGCCCGATGGGGCCGAGAAATCCGCCTTGGCTGTGAAGCTCTTCGGCAAGGCAGGCGTCGAGCTGATTCCGTTTCTGAACCAGGGCCGTGCCGGCATCGAGGAACTGAAGCAGAAGTTCAAGGAACTGGGCCTGGAGATCAGCGGCGACACGGCTCGCGCTGCCGAGAAATTCAACGACACCCTCGATACGGTCAAGCAGGCGCTTTCCGGCATCGCCCTACGCGTGGCCGAAGCGGCACTCCCCGCCTTACAGCGCTTGGCCGACGCCCTGGTGGGTCTGGCCAGCCATGGCGACGAGATTCTGGCCGTGATGCGCGCCCTGGGCGAAGTTCTGGTGGCGGTGCTGGCGGTCAAGGGTGTCGCGGCGGCGGCCAAGCTGCTGGAATCGGTCAACTTGTTGAAGGCCGCATTCACCCGTTTCCTGCCCATCCTGGCGGCGGTGGCCGTCTGGGAGATGGGCAAAGGACTCATCAAGACGGTGCAGGACATTCGCGAGACCAATCGCGCCATCGACGAACTGGGTCGGCAACGGGCGCAGATCGATCAACTCGACGCCGCGATGCAGGAACTAGCGGCGACCGGCACGGTGAGCATCAAAACCCAGATGGCATTGGCTGCCCTGGCGGCTGAGCGCTTGAAAGCGGCGCTGCCTGGCACGGCCGACGCACTGCGCGCCATCCAGGGCGCGGCGACACAAGCTGGTGAAGCCATCCGCCAGGCGCTGGACGCGGAAACCAAGAAAGCCGCTGAATCGGTCAAGCAGCTTGCTGCCAGTTACAAGCAGGTCGCCGCCGATATCAAGGCAAACTGGGATGCGCGCGTGGCCGAGGTCGAAAGCAACTACAAGCGCCAGGAAGCAGCCGCGCAAACGGCGGCGCGTTCCGAGTCAGCCGCTATCCAGAGTTCAACACAGAACCTGCTCGCTGCCGAGCGCGATAAACTCGCGGCGGTCGAGGCCGGTGCGCACCAGATGGAAGCCGCCTGGAAAACCACCTATGGTCAGGCCGTCGCCCTAGCACGGGCCGCTGGCCAGGATGTGGCATCTATCGAACGCCAGGCGGTAGAGGCGCGCATCAGCCTCTATGGCCAACTGGAATCGGCCTACCGCGCCACCGTCGACCGGCTGATCGCTGAGGAGCAGCGGCATCTCAATGCCGCCAAGGCCGCCGAGGAGGCACGGCTCAACCTCAAGCTCTCGGTCGAGGACCGCATCCGCGAACTTGGTCGCAAGGGGATGGATGATTACGCGGCCTACCAGGACCGGCTGCGCCAGATCGACGAGAAGCAGGCCCAAGCCAAGGCCGCGCTCGACGCCGGCAACTATGAGCAGGCGCGCAAACTTGCCGAGGAAGCCATCGCCCTGGCCGAGCGTTCGGCCTCAGCGGTGACCCAACAAGTCGAGCAGAACGGCAAGACAGTCACCCAGACGATGGTGTCCGAGGGCCAGGCCGCCGCCACCGCCATCGGGCAGATCAAGGAATCCGCCGGCATCGCCGACTCGGCGTTGAAGGGGTTGGGCGATGCCCACAAACAAGCCGCATCAGCGGCAGGTGCCGGCGCGGATGAGGCCAAACGCGCGCTGGCCTCCGTCTCAGACGAACTCGGCAAACTGCGCCAGCAACTGCTGTTCCAGGACAAGCTGAAGCTCGAAGTCGATATTGAAGGCGCACGGGCCGGTATCGAGAAGCTGCAGGCGCTGATGGCGGCGCAGCAGTTGATCACCAAGATTCAGGCCGACACGAAAGAAGCCGAGTCCGCTCTGGAAAAACTCAAAACCGACACGGGCAATCTCACCCTGGTCGCCAAGATCGAAGCCGACACCACGAAGGTGATGGCCGACATCGACACGTTGAAGGGCACGCTTTCGGCAGCCAAGGTGGAGATCCCGGCGCTGGTGTCCTTCGACCAGCCCCGGGCGCAACTGGCTTCGTTCGCTCAGGACGCCCGCACGGTGTTATCCAATCCGACGTCGGCGACGCACACGCCGCAGCCTGATCTCGGCCAGTACCGGGCGGCGGTGTCTGAACTCATGCGTCCCACTTCGAGCCGCCACACTGTCTATGTGACGAGGGTGGCAACCAATGCCCAGGGCGGGCTGATTCAGCGGTTCGCCGAGGGTGGCCAGGCCATCGCCGAGGGATTCAAGCGGATGTCCGGCCGCATCTTCGGGCCGGGCACGGAAACCTCGGACTCGGTGCCAGCGCTGCTGTCGCATGGCGAGTTCGTGGTGCGCGCGGCCTCGGTGCGCAAGTTCGGCGAGGGCTTCTTCGCAGCGCTCAACGCCGGCTTTGTGCCTCAAATTCCTCGTTTTGCGGCGGGGGGTGCCGTGGCCAATGCTGTGGCGCAGGCGACGATGGGCGGCGGTTCGTCCTCGACTCCCGCCCGCGATGTGGTCGACCTTCGCTTTCATGTCGGCGGCAAGCCGCACACCGTGCAATCCAGCCGCGACACCGCCATGCAACTGGCCAGCGCGCTGCGTGAACTGTCGCGGGGATCGTGATGGACGCCAGCGTGCGCATTCCCCTGAAAGCCTGTGTCCGGCGCGAACCCCATCCGCAAACGTGTACGCCGCACGGATTCGAGTGGATTCCGGGGTACCTGAACCAGTACGGCGGCGAGATGACCGACTACGCGCGCAACTGGTTCATCGACAAATGGGATGAGCCCTACCAGGCAGCGCTGGAGTCGGCCGAGCAGGAATACCAGGATTGTCTGCAAGGTGGTGTGACCGAAAGCCAAACGCCAAGCGGCCTGCAACTGCGAGTAGTTACGTTGAATGCCTCGAAACTCGACGCGCGGACAACACTCAGCGAAAGCCAGCCTACCGTCGCGTTGTCGACCCAGGTGAACGTGCATTTCAGCCCGACAGTCGGAACGCCGCCGCCGTGCGACCCGTTCGATCCGAACTTCGACCCTGACCAACCCAGCTATCCCGTCGATCCGAATACACCGCCGGTCAGTGTGCCGCGCTCGCTCTTCTGGAAAGGGAGCAGCGCCACCTACGACCTGGAGGCGATTGAGCGGGCGATGCAGCCGGTGAACAGCCTGCTGAGTCCGGCCAATCCGTTGTCGCTGCGGGATCTGCGTCTTGATGCCAATAGCGTTATGGCTGCGGTGCGCATCACGAGCCACAATTTCCTGCCGATCCCAGCCAATGTTGATGTCTACGACGATCTTCAAACTGAGTTGGAAGTGGCGTCTATCCGTCTGGATTTCTCCGCCGAGTGGGCCAACACCGGCGGGGTCCTGGATACCTGGTCGGCCACCAGTCTGAGTGTTAACAACAAAGACGCCTACACCGACTTCTATTGCTATTACCTGGGCGTCTGTTCGCATTGGGCAAACCCGCCCCCCGTGTTCAACTGGAACCTCGTGCCGCCAGGGTGCATCGATGATGTCCTCATCCGGGCGCTGCCCAACGCGATCACCCTGGTGCGCATCCGAGCCGGCAGTGGCGAGACACTGGATACGATCACCCTTTCGATAAACCACGTTGGTACGATCGACTCGCGCCCCATCGTCGCCCGGCACCGAATCTTTAATAGCACTTCTATTCCGCCGGGTTGGCCTCTGGTCCATGCCGTGTTGCCCCAGGTCGATGTCGGGCCGGCAGCGCTGGGGGTGACGCAGGAAGTGGTCGTGGTCCTGCCCGAATGTCTGGTCGGCAAGGTGGAACTCGCTGCGGACGCCGTCCAGGACTTCAACCTGTTTCAGTCGGACGGCGTCATCGGCATCACGGTTCTGGCAGGGGCGACGCCGGAGACGATCAAGCTGCGGCTCACCCTGGAGCGCCACGTTTACCACTGGGACCGGGATGTGGATATTCGCTTTATTCCGATGGGTGGCGTCGACGTGGGCTACCCGCCGCAGGGCTGGTTTCCGCATGTCATCTTGCGCGTGCCTGTGTCCTGGAATGGCTGCGATGCGTTTAACCCGGCCACCGACAGCCAGGCCCGGGTAGCCATCGTCGGATGGGCAGCCACTGACATGTTCACCGTGTCGCCCCGCTGGCTGCATACGCTGACATTCCGCATCCTGGACTATGCCGCGCCTTGCGATGCGTTTGATTGCGTCTGGGGCTACGTGCGTGTGACCTGGCCGAACGGCACGGTGCAGACCCAACAAATCATGTGCGTCACCGGGGATATCGATTTGCCACGCATTTTCACGCTGCGGATGGCCGGCAATGCGCCGCCAACCGTGAACGTCGAACTCACCCTCTACTACGAGGCCAACAACCGGCGTCGCCAAGCGGATGGTACCGACTTCGACTACCTCCCCGTGCCCGGCCCGATGCACCGCATCCAGACTCTGTCGCCATGATCCGACTCGATACCGTGGCACTACCCGATGGCTTGGTGTGGAGTGATGAATTTGCCGCCCAAACCGTGGCGCAGAGCGTGCGCCGTACCCTGGATGGTTCAGTAGTGGTGTTCTACGGCCAGCACAGCGGCGGCCTGACCATCACCCTGGAATCCGAACCGGACGCCGGCTGGCTCACGCGCACCCAGGTGGAGGCGCTGAAGCTGCGAGCCGACAGCCCGGGCGGCATCTTCACCCTGGAACTGCGCGGCCAGGTCTTCCAGGTGATGTTCCGCCACCAGGAGCCACCCGCCTTCGAGGCGAAGCCCTTGTTCAACCTGGCCCACCCCCAGCCCGGCGATTTTTATCTTGCCACCCTGAAACTCATGACCGTGTAGGAGTCACCATGCCCATCCTCGACAACGAAATCCTCTGGCGGCCCGCCGCCTTGCTGTCCGACGCCACACCCGCGCAGAACGGTGGCCGCATGGCCTTCCCCCAACTGGTCTCCGGCGTGAAGAACAATCTCTTCCCGGACGTCTCGCAATCCGAACGCGGCGCGGGTTCGGTGAAGTGGCGCAAGGCCTTCATCCACATCAACAGCGCCCAGGATGCGGCGTTGCTGAATGTGCGGCTGTTCATCGATGCCCCCACGCCTGCAGGCGACTTCGTGGTGTTCCAACTCGGTACGGCGACCGACACCCAGGACCAGATCGCGGGCCGCACCTATGGCATCGGCACCCTGTTCGCAACAGTGGCTGGCGGCGCGAGTCAGATCCAGGTGGTGTGCGAGCACAACGCCGAATACGCCACCCTGCAGCCATTCCGGGTCGGCGACCTCGTCCGGGTGTCCGACCGCCCGAGTACCGGCGGCACGGGCAATGAAGAATGGATGACCCTGTCCGGCGTCAACTACGAACCGGACTTCGCTACCCTGGATTTCACATCGGCGCTGGTGAATGGCTACGCCACGGCGAATACCCTGGTGAGCACGGTTTATCAGCAGGCCAGTGTTGCTGGCGCCTGGTCGAATCTGGCGCTCACCAGTGCCGCCGGCAGTTTCGATGCGGCTACGGTCGGCAACCTCATCGCGCACAACAAAGGCGCCATCGAGCAGACCTGGAGCCTGACCTTCACCGGGCAGGGCTTCAACGTTTCGGGTAACACGATAGGCACATTGCCCGCGATGGGTTCCACCAGCGCCGACTTCGCGCCGGTGAACCCGGCCACCGGCACGCCGTATTTCACGATCAAGGCGGCGGGATGGAGCGGCACCTTCCAGGCCAACGAGAGCCTGCATTTCGACACGCATCCAGCGGCGATTGCCATCTGGTATCGCCGCCAGGTTCCCGCCGGCACCTTCAGCCTCGCCAACGACTTCGCGTCACTGGCGATTCACGGCGAGAGTGCGTGATGGCCACGGTGGGTTTCACCAAGGAATACTCCGCTGGCGACTTCGACTCGGTGGCACTGACCGCCATGTTTGCCACGCTCAAGGGATTTTTTGAAGCGGCGGGGTTCGTCGTTATCCTCGATCAGGCCGACGCTTTTGAGGTGCTCCCCGCCGGCCACGCGGCCGGCACGATCAGTGATGACATCCCGCACTGGCGCATCGAGCAAGGCGGCGGCAGCTACCCCAACCTTCGTGCTCGCGCCATCTGGGGCATTAATGACGACGATATCGATAGTCGCTCTTCACACACCGTGTATTTGCTCAATGCCGATACTGATCCGCAGTGGGCCTCCTACCGGGCCATAACCTTCGCCGCTGACGGCAGCGCAGGCTGGTGGTGGCTGATCTCAAAACAATGGGACGCCGCGCACCCTGAATGGGGAAACTGGTTCGAGGCGAGCGCAGTGGCCTCGAAGACGCGTCGCTACGCTGCCGACTTTCATGTCGGACTGGTCTGTCGCTACGGCATTTATGACGGTGGAGATTGGCGCACGCCCTACGCCATCGCTGCAACAGGCACGATCAATACCAAAGTAGTCGGCACACTCTGGTCACCGCTTGCGGGTATGCAGCGGCATGCTGCATCGCCCTTGCCGCGGCTGGTCGCCCCACTTTTTTGCGAAATCAACAACTCGCCGGGCGCACACCTGCAAGGCGAGATCGAACACATCATGAAGCTGACCAGCGGTTATGCCTGGGGAGAAGCGCCGCTGCCGGGATGGTGGGCATTCACCAATGACTACGCGCCGCTTGCTTTGCCCGCACCGACCAGCTTCACGGCACTCTAATGTTCGACACCGGCCTGACGCTGCACCTGAGTATTCATGCTGACGCGGCTCCGGCGAAGGTGCGTACTCGGTTCTCTGCCGCCTGGGGCACGACCGAGGTTTTTACATCCAATGTAACAACGTGGGATATCACCCAGATCAAGGCGTGGCGGAATGTGTCGGGGTGGTCGCTGCGCTTTGCCGGCACGCACCGGACCCGCTATGGCTTGCGCCTGGAAAAAGGGAACCGCGCACCTTATGGCGACCTGCGCCAGCATCTGCGGCACCTGGTCATACCCTATGGCGATACCCGCCAACACCGGTTACGAGTGACGCTACTTTACGGAGATGTGCAGTGGCTACGGACCCGAATTGATCTGCCCTACGGCGAGGCAAGACGTCATCATGCCCGAGTCACGCTGCCCTACGGCGAAGTGAGCCGACTTCAGGCCCAAGTCATCCTGCCCTACGGCGAGGTGAGCCGACTTCAGGCCCAAGTCACGCTGCCCTATGGCGAGGTGAGTCGGCTTCAGGCACGAGTCACGCTGCCATACGGCGAGGTAAGTCTGCTTCAGGCCCAAGTCACTCTGCCATACGGCGAAGTGACCCGGCTCCGGCAGCGGCACATCGTTCTGTATTCCGAGCTCGGCGTTTGCCAAAAAAGCATGCGCCTCACTTACTGGCTGACCCAGGAAGTCGCTACGCACCACGTCCTTGGTTACGCCGTGACGAAGGTAAATCCGCTCAAAAAGCAGCTCACCGCATCCTGGTCGTTGCTTGCTGATCAGCATCTACAAGCGGTGATGAACACGCCAGAACTGGTCTGGCAGGACAAGACGATCCGCATTCTCCAGGCCACCCTGAGTTGCGATGAGGGCAGTCCGGTATGGATCGCGACCGTCGAGATCGCGCAGGTTGCGGACTTCGCTGCCATCGCCATCGGCGACCCGATCACCCTGGTCCTTGGCCAGGAAACCTTCGCGCTGGTGGTGGACGGCAAGACTCTATCGCGAGAATCCATGACCAGCCAGCGTTGCGAACTGACCGCCATCTCGCCGCTGGCGCTGCTGGACGCCCCCTTCGCGGCGACTACCCGGTATTACCAGCCAGGAGCAGTGCCGGCACGCACGGCGGTAGAAGAACTGATCGGCAACGTGGACTGGCAATTGCCGGACTGGACCATCCCCGCCGGTCGCTTGCTGATGGAAGGCGTGACACCGCTCGCGGCGGCCCGCAGCGTGGTCGCCGCCATCGGCGGGATCATCGAGAGCAATCCGGATGGCACAGTGGTTTGCCGCCGCCGGCATCCGGTGAGCATCCCCGACTATGGACAAGCTCCAGTCGCCCATAACCTGTTCGACGCCGATGTCCTGGCCAGTCGCGCCCAGATTGCGCCGGCGCGTGGCTTCAACCGGGTCACTCTGGCCAACGAGGACGTGGCGAGCGGGCGTTCCGCCGATCGCATCGAGCATGTCGCCGATGCCAACGACGCCAATCAGGGCACGGTGCGGGCCTACCTGGCGATAGCGCGACCGGTACTGCTCACCCACACCGGCAATCCGGCAACGGTCATTGCTGCGCTGGGCGAGGTAGCGCGCAGCGAATCCGAGGTTGTCGAGTTCATCGAAGGTCGGGCGAGCACGCGCTACCCGGTCACCGCCATCAATAGTGCTACCTGGCAGCACACCGATCTCGGGGCCGTGACGGTGGACGGCTTGGCACTGGTTGCGGCGGTACCCGGCTACAGCCTGCTCGCTCTGACCTACACCTCCATTTCCCTCGACTGGCGCGTCACCTTGGCCGCAGACGAGGAAGTCCAATTCATCTTGGTTGACGCTTGAAGGAGTGATTCATGGCCAACGCCACCATCCGAGTGCAATTCGGCAGTCCTGATAGTCAGGGCGGCGCGTACGAGGGGCATCTTTCTGCAGAAATTGACAGTCGTTCCAATGGCCTCAACGGTGGCAAGTCGTCGTTCAGCCCGGGCGAGACGGTCTACATCCTCGTCTACAAATCGGACAACGTCAGCATCACCGAGACGATCTGCTCGGCAGGTTCACTCTCCGCCCAGGGCACTGCGACCGTGACGGTCACCGACGAACTGATGTTCGAGGAAGCCGATAACGCCAGTCTCAGTGTGCCAGCCCGGGCGGGAATCGACACATCGGTCTGGTATGGCCGCAGCCTGGGCACTCTCACGCTCCAGTCCGACAAGGTAACGGTGAAATCCGCCGTCAAGGGCGTGGGCGTGGCCAAGGTCACCTATGAGGCCCAGGCCCAGGTTTACGCCCTGGCTTCTCCCGCCGCACTCAACGGGGAAACCGACTTCTCCATCCTCGCCCTGATCAAGGGGAGCGCGACATGATCGTCGAGGTCTATCGCGAGGACGGTCTGCGCGAGGGCACGCCCATCGTCGAGCCGCTGCTGTCGGACGAGGCCTTGCTGAAACGGGGCGTGGCCGAGATGGATGCCCATGCGCATGCGTTCAACCAGGTGGAGTTGGAAGTGGTGTTCCAGCCCGGCTTCCGACTCGGACAGATCGTCGAGGCCACTGACCCGTCCACCGCCAGCGCCTATCGGGCCAAGGTTACCGGCATCCAGATCACGGTGACTGAGGCAGCCATCGAGATGCGCCTCAACCTGGAACAGTCGCGATGACCTTCCCGCTGCAGGAACTCACCCGCCTCATCGCCCCTGACGCCACCCTGGTCGGTGCGGTCGTCGGATTCAACGGCTCCCTGGTGCGCGTGGCCACCGAACGTGGTGCGGTGACGGCGCGCTCCCTCGATGTTCTGGCCATCGGCGACCGGGTGCTGGTCCGCCACGGCATGGCCACCCGAGCGCCAGTGGCCCGACACATTTATCCCGTCTGAAGCACGTTTTACGCACAACCCTGGAACCCGCCCTCGTGGCGGGTTTCGCATTTATGGAGAGCAGAAACATGACTGAACCACTGATCGAGCGTCGCAAGTCGGTGACGCTGCCCCAGGAAGAACTGGAACGCATTCTGGAATGCGCCGCCGCCAAGGGGGCCAAGACAGCACTGCATGGCGTCGGCCTGGACGGTGAGGACGCCGCCCACGACATCCGCGAACTGCGCAACCTGCTCGATGCATTCAATGAGGCCAAGCGCACCGCCGGCATCACCGTCGTGAAAATGCTGGTCACCGGTCTGGTCCTGGCCGTCGTCGCGGGCACCGTCCTGAAACTGAAAATCTTCGGGAGCGCGCCATGATCGAGACCTTGCTGGGTGGATTGTTGGGCGGGGCGTTTCGTCTGGCGCCTGAATTTCTGAAATGGCTCGATCGGAAAGGTGAGCGAGGCCACGAACTGGCGATGCAGGACAAGGCGCTGGAGTTCGAGAAGATTCGGGGCGCGCAGCGTATGTCCGAGATCGGCGCGAGTGCCGAAGCGGCCTGGAACACCGGAGCCATCGAGGCGTTGCGCGATGCCGTGCGCACTCAGGGTGAGAAAACCGGGGTGGCTTGGGCGGATGCGATCTCGTCGAGCGTGCGGCCGGTGATTACCTACTGGTTCATGGCGCTGTACTGCGCGGCCAAGACGGCGGCCTTCGTGGCGGCTCTCAACGGCGGGGCATTGTGGAGCGTGGCGGTCGTTCATGCCTGGACGGATGCCGACCAGGCGTTATGGGCCGGGGTGCTGAACTTCTGGTTCCTCGGCCGCGTATTTGATCGGATGCGGTGATGCAGGTACCCCAGGCGGCCATCGATCTGGCCAAGCGGTTCGAGGGCTTCCATCGCGTGCCGAAGCACGATCCGTATCGAGCCTATCCATACATCTGCCCGGCCGGGTACTGGACGATCGGGTTTGGGCATCTGTGCCAACCCGTCCACTCGCCCATTACCGAGGAGGAGGGAGAATCGTATCTGGCACAGGATTTGATGACAGCGCTCAAGGCAACGCTGCGCTACTGCCCGGTGCTGGCGACGGAGTCAGAGGAACGTCTCGCGGCCATTGTGGATTTCACGTTCAATCTGGGTGCGGGGCGGCTACAGTCGTCAACCTTGCGGCGGCGAATCAATCAACGCGACTGGTCATCGGCGGGGACAGAGCTTGGGCGATGGGTGCGTGGCGGCGGGCGGGTGCTGCCAGGTCTTGTTATGCGTCGTCAGGCTGAAGTCGCCATGCTTGTCGGGTTATAAGTTTGGCCATGAAGTTTTATCTAAGTTGCCTCTGTATTTTCTACCATTACATCACCCAGGCTTGCGAACGTTGACAACAGCATGGCATTGAAGCACTGATGCTGCTTGATCAAGGATATACGGATAACGCGAGGATCTATGAAAGTATGAACGCAGGCTACTGCCAGCAATAGGGGAAGAAAATAAACGCCTAAATGACGTTACGCCCATGGCCGCAAGACGGGCACACAAATGCTATTGTGCTGTTGTCCGCTTTATATGGCACTGCGAGCACATCGGCTCCAAGAAATCGGTCTAACCATCCCGCTGAGGAGTCATCTGTTGCCCAAGAACTCACCAAGGGCATCAGGATAGGAATCCAATCTTTGCAGTTCGGGCATATCTCTGTCCCCCACTTCGTCGAGCAGTCCGGACACACACAGGAAAACCGATGCCCATTACTACCTGTGAAATCTCGTCTCGTATCGGCAATACTTCCGCAAGTTGGGCAAGCGAGCAAGGACTTCACGAGTCCGATCGCGGCTTCCACCTTACTCGCGAAATTGGCGAGGGCATCAATCTGTGATCGAAGGTCAGTTATCGATGCGTTCAACACCTTCTTTCGAGCGTTAAGCGGTCCGCTAGCACCGCCATCTCGTACCGCCAGTCGTAACTGCTGGGATACGTCATCATGCTCGATCTCCAGGGCTTGAAGTTGCTTCCGTTGATTGGCAAGCCGTTCTGCAAGATGAATATCCTCATAGATTTCAGGCGCACGCGTAACGACTATGCCGGAGCCAGTTGCTTCAAGCCACGCTACATCGTTCGAGATACTGGGTATTGGGGGGCTGGCTATAAAAGGCGGATAAGCAAGGAACATTGGCGCCGTGATCGCCCATCGAAGTTCTCGTGTGACGCGCTCGACGCTGGATAAGTCCCATGGGGAAACTGGCAAGAATCCCGCACGTGGCTGTCCCACCTCAGCCATCTCGTGCGAAAGTGAATTTAGCCGATGTGCGTTGACGGGGAGCATGCGTTGAAAGGTACTTTCAGAAGAAGGGCTCGGATAGAGAACCAACGCAATCTCGTCTGCGGTTACGGACGCGTCGGCATCGCGAATTAAATTTGCCAGATCATCGTCACCGAACATCGCAACAGACCCTGGGATAGGAATGATCTTCAATAGCTTCGCCCCTTCAACCGCAAGGCGCAGCGTGCCGTCGGTCGATGACCAGGAGAGTCGAATGCGTATGCCCCGCCCTTGAAGGTCGATCTCATGTCTATCGAGAGCGTGCGTCAGGTCTGCAGGTTCGATACCTAGTTGGTGCAGCCCCCTGATGACAAGCAGGAGAGAAAAACCTCCGAAGCAGCGGCATAACTCTTGCATCTCTTCGAAATACTTGTCTGGTCTTGGTGACTGCTTCAAACCAAGACGCGCCCAAGCTAACCAGACTTCCGCTACTCTGCGGTAATGAACATCGTTCGCGAGAATATTCGTCATCGTGAGTGTGGTGCTCACGGATGCACGCTGCGGAACCTCACGATACAGCACGGAATCCATCAGACCCGAGATTGAGAATTTCAGGAACTTCAGTTGCTTGAGAGTACGCTCAGCTTTGCGGCGAGCCTCTCCAGCATCAAGCGAATCCCCCAAAAGCTGGAATAGCCGCCGTTGCCGCCAGTGGGATCCTTGGCCAGCGGCTTCACTGAGTTTCTCGGCATCTTTGAAAAAGCCCAGCAACTTGGAGACCTCTCTCACCCGCTCAGAGAGGTACTGTTCCAGATGATCTACGAGACGGACAGCAATCCGGTTCTCGTAGATATCGAACTGTTCCTCTCGAACCTGCGAGAGGATGCGTTTAGGAATAACGGCACGCAGAGTTGGGCGATCCCAATCCTCAGTATGCGCTGCGAGATAGCTGGATGCCTGCGTTGCTAGCCGCCGCGCCCTCGCCACCGTGGTTCGCTCGACTTCCACCCTCAGGTGGGTCCGAGGTCGCAGACAGACTTCGACGAGATGGCCGAGTCGGTCCGCGAGCAACTTCTCGAGTTCCTGCAATTCTGCCCGTTCAGACATTCCCGGAACGAGAGGGGACACATCAAGTGCATCCAGCCAAGTTCCACCGGTAGAGAGCAGTTCACTAACGCTGTTTCCGACATCCAGAATGCTCGTCACATCCAGTCTGTCCAGAACCTGAGCCCGCGAAATCGTTCCTTCAACTCTATCTCGCCCCGGTTCCATCAACTGCCAGTGTCCACGGAGATCAGGTACGCAATAACTAGGCTGCGCTATCGCAATGGAGTTCAAGAACGTGGCGTCATCGCCCAGCGGCTCGACCATAAATCTGCCGAGGACCATATCTTCCGCTGGCACATCACAGGAATGCCCACGTAATCTATCGATGAACCGATACGTCAT